TAAATACGCTGTTTCAAGTGCGGATTTGATTGAAGCTATCAAGAGGTCTGGTTCTTTTGCTCAGGAGGCTGGTGTTGGATTTGATGAATTAACAGCAACGGTTACAGTTCTTCAAGAGGCTACTGCTCGCGGTGGCTCAGTTATTGGTAACTCCCTGAAAACTATTTTCGAGCGCGTTGGTCGCCCAGAAAGTATAGCTCAACTTCGTCAATTGGGAGTTTCCGTTACTGATGTTAACGAAAATTTTTTGCCAGCCATTAAAATTATTGACAATTTTGCCAATAGTTTAAACGGTATGGATGAAACGGCGAAAAGAACCGCTTTACGCCAATTAGCTGGTACGCTTCAAATCAATCAGTTATCCGCTTTAACAAATGCTTTGAAAAGCGCAGAGGGTGCTTCAAGAAGGTATGATGAAGTCGTTTCTACTTCAGCAAACGCATCTATTGAAGCTGCTATTGCGAATGAAAAACTGAATCAAACTCTCGATTCTCAAATTAAAGGATTACTTGCCACTGGGACTCAGTTGGGATCTTTATTTGGAGATGTGACTATTGCTCCAGCTTTAAGTAATATTACTGAAGCTCTTGGTGGAATTGGGAAGTTTCTAATTGACGGCCTTTCTAAAGAGGGGCCATCGTTTACAAAAGCGCTTGCTAATATTATTGGCGACGGTATTCTTGTTGCTGGTGCTGCTGGAGCTTTATCTATTGGTTTGATTCTAAAGAAGTTTGCCGTCTTCGCAAAAGATAGTTTCACTAATGTTCTTGGAATTAATGCTGCCTCCAAAAATCAAGAGGCTATTCAAGTTTCTATTTTAAATACCCTTAGAACTAGAGAGGATATTGAAGCGCAGTTGCTCAGTCTTGGTGGTAACCAAGTTGCTCAAGCTCAATTACTTGCAAAAGCTTATAAAGACGCCGCAGACCAAGATGCTCGGCGAATAGCCACATCAAAAGCTATTGCTGGAGCTATTGCCCCTTCGTTTGGTATTGGCGCGAGTGGTCAGCCAACCCCAAGAGGCAGAAAGGGATTTGGCGCGGCAAAAGGTTATGTTCCTGACTTAATTCAAGCTGAGTATGCTGATATTAAAAAAGGTGTCGGCGGGGCAAATAGAAACGCTGGCGTTGTTTTAATTAAAGATTTTCCATTTGGTGGCGGCAAAAAAGGTCCGATGGTAGCCAATACTTCTGAAGCTATTGCTCCAATGGGTAGTGGGGCGGCAGTTCTTAATCGGGATATGTTGGATAAGATGGGCTATGGGAAAAGGGCGGCAGAAGGCGAAGTTCCATCTTTATCCCTTTCTGGCTCAACGGTAGCGAGCAAATCAGGTAAATTCCTTTCGGTTGGAAAACTTGAAAAAGTAGTTGAGCAAACTGCTCGTACTTTATCAAATCAAAATGTGGCTGGATTAAAGTTTACCAATGCAATTAATAAAGCCGTAAGAGAGGCTGGTTTTAATTTGACGGGTAAATCTTTGCGGGAGATTGGAACAACGGCGATTAGATTCTCTAAAGAATTAAAAACATATGAGACTTCGGTCAAAGACGCTTATGATTTACAGATTAAAGAAAACGCTCAAAAGCGAAAGTTAAGAGCTGCTGAATCTGCTAGAGTTAGTAAAATAAAAACTGATGCAGCTAATTTAAGCGATCCTCTTTCAAAAGCTGCTATGTTGAATAACATAGGTTATAGCAACACTAGCCAATCTAAAGCTAGAACACAAATTGGAGGAGGCAATCCTCTTGCTTTGAGCAGAAGTATTACTAGATTAGGTGGATTTGGGGGAATGGTTGACGGTAAATTAATAGAGCCATTTATCAATACGGATAAGGGTGTGGAAGAGAATCCAGAATACAAAAAGTCTTTTGGCGCTTTTAATCCTCTCGGTTCTTATCAACCTGTTCGTGGCCAAGCTAAATCAAGCGATCCACTAACTAGAGCGACTCAAATTGGACTAGAAAGAAGACTCGCCGCTATTGAAAATCAACCTCGCGGATTTTCTGCTGCCGCAAATGCAGTGAATAATTTTGAGGTTAGGAATAGAACATCTGGTGGTTCCATGGCTTCATTTGGGGCGTCTGAAAGACTAGCGTCAGAGCAAACAGACTTGGCTGATTCTACCGAAGAAATTAGTAAATCTTTCAGCGAAGCTGCTACTGAATTTGGCGCTCAAACTGGCACTATTTTTCTTGGAGCAAGCGTTCTCAAAGAGGCGTTTTCAGTTTTAGGGTTTGAGATAGATACTACTATTGATACTATTAGGGATTTAGCTATTGCTTTTGTCGGCATTAAAAAACTTAGCGAGCTTGGTGGCTTAAATGCTGGTAGTGGATCTAGATTACTTGGGGGTGTTGGCGGTAATTTTGGTAGAGCGTTTTCTGCAAGACGCCAAGGACTTGGTTCCAGTGCCGTTGGTTTATTGGCTGGAAATTCTAGGGCTGCAAAGGTTGGATCTATCCTCGGATCAGTTGCTGGGGGTCTAACTAAATTTAGTGCTGGATTCGTAAGACTTCTTCCTGTTATTGGGCAGGTAGCAATTGGTTTATTCGCTGTTAATTCAGTATTAAAATATTTCGGTATTAATGCGTATGCATCAATTAGAGAATTTGTTACTGGTTTATCCGCAGAGGGCGAAAGGGCGAAAGAATCACTAGAAACCTTTAGTAAGTCTTTATTTGAGAATGGTCAATTCGTAGGGAAAACAAGAGAAGATGTCTTTAGGGATTTAAAACTCCAGCAAACTAATCAGCAAGCCTCTATTCGAGCTAAGCTTCAAGGTGTTGATACTGAAGGTAAAAAACCAGAAGAAGTTCAGTCTGAATTATTCAGAAAACAAATTGGAGAAATTCTTGGTAAACAAAAGACTGGTAACAGAGTAGAAGTTGTAGAAAATAGAATATCGGACGTAGGCGGGTATGCCGTAAATAAGAGTTTTGCAACGGGTGTATTTAGGAAAGAATTGGTATCAGACCTTCCAAAAGATGTTCAAACTGTCTTGGCGGATTTGTTTGCGAGAATAGGGTCTTTATCCGAGGAAGAATTAAAAACTTTTGCAAAAGATAAAAAAATCGAAGTATCTGCAAAAGATGGTCTTGAGCAGTTGCGTGAAAAAATTATTACTTCAGCGTTTGAGTATATTCGCAGCCCAGATATTTTTAATTTATCTTCGGGCGGCAAAGAATCCGCGACAACTCGCTTAACGGGATATTTTCAGGGAAAACCATCATTACGGGCGGAGCAACAAGCTCGTGATCCAGAGTTATTCTCTAATCCTGAAACTGCTCAAGCTCAAGTTGCATCCGCTATTCAATTAAAAAAATTACAACTAGATTTCGCCACGGATGCAGAAAGAATTTTAGAGACGCAAATCAAAACTTCTCAAATTTCAAACGTTGAACGGGCTGATTTACAAGCCAGACTTGAGGTTTTAAAGCTGGAAAGATCCTTGCGTGGCGATATTTTTGATATTGCCACAAAAAACCTTGATAAACTTGCTGGTGAAGGTGGCTACACTATCAAGGTGGAAGAGTTGAAGTCTGGTGTTGAGCAGATTAAAGGATTGGGTCTTGGGGTCGAGGAGACAAAAAGGCAAATTGTAGCTCTAATAGATACTTTGGGCGGCGATCAAGTGCTCGAAACAACCAAAGCTGAAATCCTAGCTCAGCTTAGTGGAATTGATGACATTAGCGCGGCAAAAAGAGGTCAATTAGGTATTACTAATGAGCAGTTAAAGGCTGAAGCTAAAATTACTGAGCAAATTCGCGCACAGCAATCTTTAGCAACTCTCAAGAATAACTCCAAGCTTTCCGACATTGAATCTCGCAAGTCTTTGACGGAATCGCAAATTGCGCTTTTGAACGCCCAAAGTTCAAATCCAAATCTTCCAGCCAGTCAGCAAGCGAACATTCAACGCTCGACAACAGATTTGCAAATTAAAAATCTAAGAGAGGGTGTTGATACCGCAAAAATACGAAGAGAGGAAGCTAAGAAAAATTTATTTAAAGATAAAGATCAAACACTCGAAGAGCAAGTTATTGGTTTAAAACTTATTGAAGATGAGTATGAAAGGGCCAATAGATCTATTAACGATCAAATTACTGCGTTAGAAACTCAAAAGAATTATATAGGCCAATCCGCATCAGCCATGACTCTCTTGGCAAATGCAGCTTATCAATTCAGCCAAAATCTTGGCGAAGTTGAATCTTCTAATATTCTTAATGCCCTCAGGTCCACTGATACTTCTTCTCTTGGTTCCGCACTCGCTTCTCAACAAGCATTTGGTGATCTTCAATCATCTGGTAAAACTGGTCTTGAAGGAGAGAAGTTTTTGGCCGAAAGAACAGCTTTGCGCCAAAAAGAATTTGAAATTGCTTCGGCGACCACAAGTGTTCAAAAAATTCAATTAACTCAAGAGAAAAAAGCTCTAGAGGATATAATTTCCATTAAAGAACGCGGTGGAAATGTTGATGAGCAAATCGCCGCATTAATTGAAGCTCAGAATAAGAGACTGAAAGAGCAGCGCTCATTACGTTCTGGTGTTGGCAATGCTACGGCACAGATGAGAGATGAAATTAGCACATTTAATTCTGACTTTGGAGAAGCGGCAACATTTGGATTTAAAGATGCGCTATCGGAAGCCTTGAAAGCTGCCGCTAACGGAACTGGAGATTTGAAAAATTCTCTCTTGGATGTGGCGCTTTCCTTTGCCAATAAACTTCGTGATGCTGCTCTTGATAATCTTGCTAAGATTGCTACGAACGCTTTATTTGGTAATGGAGGCGGCGGAGGAGGCAACTTAGTTTCTGGTGGATTAAAAGCTGTGGGAAGTTTTTTTGGAGGTTCTGGCATGGCTTCTGGTGGACCTGTTACTGGAGGCTCTGGAACTAAAGATGATGTACCTATCATGGGTATGGGTGGTGAATTCATGATTAATAAACAGAGCGTCAAAAAATATGGCCCTCAATTGTTCGAGGCATTGAATGAAGGTCGTCTTCAGAAAATGGCTAAGGGTGGACTAGTTGACCCAGGCATTTCTGGCAAAGCTATTCGTGGCTCGCAAAATCTTTTGGCTTACGCAAGTCAAAATGCTACTTCTGGAGCGACAGATAAAATGTTTTCTTTAGGAAGCGGTGCTGGTTTAGTAGAGCTTGAGCCAGAAAGTGTGCGTTTAACTAATTTTGCACGCCAAAGCGGAAATCCTCTTCAGTCTGCGACTCAAGAAGCTAAAGACCAAGCTCTTGGTTTATTTTTCCAAGATAAAGATTTGCGTAAGCAATATAAAGAGCAAATGGAAGCTCTTAAAAAAGCTAGAAAAGAAAGGCAAAAACAACTACTTATTTCTGCCGCAGTCACAGTCGCTGGCGCTGCCGTTGGTTCCTATTTTAATGCAGGAACTCCTTCTGAGCTTGGTTCTACTAATATGACTGGAGGTAGGAACATTAGTGATCGTCCTCCTGGATTGTCTTCTGGATCATCTCTTTCATCAAGAAACGTTGTAAGCTCTGCTCGTCGCGCATCTGGCGGCGTTGTTAATGGTGATGGTTATGGAGACAATGTACCAGCTTTACTAAATGGAGGCGAGGGAGTTTTAAATCCAAAAGCGATGAAAAATCTTGGAGTTTCCAAGCTCAACGCTATTAACTCTGGTCAATCCACTGGCGTATCTGATGAAAAATCAGAAGAGCTAAATGAAAAACTTATATCCAAACTCGACGAATTAGTTCAGAAATTATCCGCGCAAAATAATGTCACTGTTAATGTGGCAATGGATAAAAATGGCCAAACAACAGCTTCTGAAGATGGTAAACAAAGTGAGGACCAGAAAAATATGAATCGCCGCATTAAAGAGGCTGTCGTTCAAATTCTTCAGGAAGAAAAAAGATTAGGGGGAACTCTTAGAGGAAAATGAGTGCCTCAAATCAATTTTTAAACACCGAACAAGTTTTTTCAATTAATGGGCAAAAACTATCTGGAGTTTCTAGCTTATCTTTGGGTTATACAAATCCACTAGAGAATTCTCCCGTATTAGGAGATTCATCATTTGGTTTTTTTATGAACGGCCCAATTGAAAGCGTAGTGGAGTTTTCGCGGTCATTAATTTATAGTGACCCTATATTGAATTTTACGGGCGATTCTTCTTTTTCTGGAAATTTTTCCTACGGCGGCAAAAGTTACTCTTTTGAGTCTGGCTATCTAACCAGTTACTCTGTTTCTTGCGGCGTTGGAGATGTCCCACAAGTAACCGCTAGGGTTTCTGTTTGGTGTGGATTAAATAGCGGAGCTTCCGTATTAACTGGCGAAGTTGATGATGGCTTATTTATTCCAAGCCCTAGGAGTATTACTGTATCTGGCATGGATTTCGCATCGAATAGAGTAAGGTCTATAAATTACTCTATTGATATTTCGCGGCAACCTATTTATTCTTTGGAGGGCGGGATAAAAGCTGAGTCCGTAAATTTTATTTCGCCACTTAATATCTCTGCTTCAGTTGATATGGAGATTGGAGATTCTAATATGCGTAATTCTTACTCTTATGCAGAGAATTTTGCGTCAGATAATGTTAATATCATTATTAAGGATCGTACTTTGGTTAATACTGTCGCAAATTTTTCTATTCCTAACGCTCAACTACTGGGAGAAACCATTCAATCATCCGCCGATGGTCAACCTGTAAAAAATCTAACTTTTGGAGGATTTTTAAAATGAGTGATTTATTTTACAATAGAGACAGAAACATTATTGGTGTTACGGAGCTTACTGGTTTAACAATATCTCCAACATATGGATCTTCCGTTTCTTTTTCTACGCGAGCTTCCGAAGTTAAATATCCTAATCGTGTACTTAGAAGAATGGGCCAATCACTGAATTCTGTGATAGCTGAATATAATCTCTCTTTTAAAGTTAGAGATGAGGAGGCGGCGCAAATTTTAAATTATTTCGAATCAAGAAGCGGAACTCTGCCAGTTGTGATGCAAGATGCTTCTAATATTTATCAAACCATTAGTGGCTTTGCGGATGATTTTTCATGGACGGCACGTTCTAATACCGAAAATGAAGTAGCGGCGAGAATAGTTATCGACAACCGTTCTCCTCAATTAAATTGGAGTGGACTGTCTTTTGTTAATCAGGATATTGAGCAGTGGAAGATTGGCGAGTCTGTAAATAATTACGCGATTAGATATTTTGAAGCTGACAATCAAAATAAATTTAACAATTTCTTTTACTGTACAGGAAATCACGTTTCTAGCCCTTCTAACGCCCCATTTTCCACTGGGAGTATGTGGACTCAGAATTTATTTTTAGACACTGCTTTCGAGTATTCCGTTGCTACAAAACCAGATGTGTCGAGAATTGAATTCTCCAATTCATTTTATCAAAGAGTATATGATAAAAAGAATATCCACTCTATTGAAAATCTTAATTTAAAATTTAATGGATTAACAGATACTCAAACGAAATCACTACTTCATTTTGTGGAAAGTAAATTTGGAGAATTGAAATTTATTTATCGCGCTCCAAAAATTTATAACCGTGACAAAATTTTCTTTTGTCCATCATGGCGTCATACATGGGTATATAAGAACTCTAATAATATTGAGTTGGATTTAATTGAAGATACATTAGGGGTATTACTTAAAAATAATTCGCCAGCAATATTAATAAACCAACATAACGATGAATCTAGTATTAAATTTACTGTTGATTCTATAAATGATTTTTTCTTATTGAGCTATAATGGGGGTGAAAAATTCGTTCAAGTGGACGGACTTGTTGATAAGCATTGGGTAAATAGCCCAGAAACTGTTGGTATTTATGGCGCTGCTACTGGTGTTTTTATTAAGGACCAAAGAATTGAATCATTTTCTTTGAGTGATCGTTCTTCAATTAAATCATTATCTCTTCCAAGCAACACAATTTCTCAAGCTCTAGTGAGTGACTCTAGAAAATTGGAGCATTTAGATTTAACTAGTAATTCATTGTCAGAGCTATCTATTGCTGGGTTAACTAATTTAAAAAGTTTAAAAATAGCCAATAATAGAATTTCGACATTGGATACTTACAGTAATAGCTCTCTGACTGGATTATATTGTAGCGGAAATAAATTTTCTTCGACGCAAATCAATAATTGTTTAGATGCTTTTGTGAATTTTCAAAATCACTCAGGCGTTTTCGATCTTAAAGACGGGGAGTTTGTAGATTTTCAGAATAATGAAAAAATTGGCAGCTTTAGTTTTAATAATATTAATACTTTAGGTTGGCGCGGATGGACCATTAACGCCGACAATGTTAAAATTCCTTTAGATGTATCTGGATATGGGTATCCAATTTGCCATTTCCAACAGGATACTTTGAAAGATTCTAAAAATGGAGAAAGTATTTTTACATGGCGCGATAGCATTCGTAATTACAATGCTTCAAGATCGGTTGTCACCGATTCTTTACGTCCTCGATTTGATGAGTTGGAATTAAATGCTCGGCCAGCACTTTATTTTAATGGCGAGTCTTATTTGACTCAATCCACTTATCTTGACTGCCCTAATCAATACGCAATTTTTGCCGTAGTGAAACCCCAGTCGAATGGAACTATGAGCGTTTTTTCTGATTATTGGAATCGAGGAATGATGATTTCCAACAACCGTTTATACAGCAAGACTAATCTCGGCAACACGTTTTTTGCTGAATTATCTGGAAATTCTTATAATGTAGTAGGAATTTATGGGGGCGCTGCTGGAATTATAACTGGTGCTGTAAATACTCAAACCCCATCAACTGGACTAAAGGTTGGG